AGAAACGGCCACTCCAGGAATCGACTTCGACACTGTTGAGGTCGAGGACAGTGGGGAATAAATTGACAGGCGTGTCGATTGCGACCGTGACCGCGCTGGCTCTGTTGGTGGGCGGTGTTTTCGGTTCTGTGCAAGCACTGGATATGCGTTACGTTGGTGTCGAGCAGTTCGAGGACTTGAGCGTTGAGGTTTTTTACAACCAGTACTACAACACATTGGATCGGTTAAGGGCGGCGGAACGCGAGGGCGATTCGAGTTACGCGCTGGAATTGACTCGCAGACTTGAGAGATTGAAAGCGAAAATTTGCAAGGTGGAGCCGGAGTGGGAGCGGTGCGATAGCCTTGGATGAAATTTGAAATACTATCGCCATCTTACCGCCGACCTGACTCTGTAACGACGCAGAAATATCTGCCGCGCTGCACTTACGTTGTTGCGCAATCCGAGAAAAGAGCCTACGTCAAAAACGGCCATCGAGTTATTGCTGTGCCGAATACTGTGCAGGGCAATGTCAGTCGGGTGCGTAATTGGATTCTGGATCACTTCGACCCGGTGCTTATTCTCGACGATGACATTCGGCGCTTCGGGCGATGGAGCGAGCAACAGAATATCAAGCTGGACACTGACGACGCAATGGAATTTATCGAACAGGCATTCAATCTGGCAAAGCAGATGGGTGCGAAAATGTGGGGCATGAATCTGCTCCCTGACAAGGGTGCGTATCGTGAATACACGCCTTTCGCTTTTCGGTCTGTCGTGCTTGGTCCGGTGCAGGGATTTACTGGACTCGATCTGCGCTATGATGAATTGCTGCCGTTAAAAGAAGACTACGACCTTTCGCTGCAAGTGCTGAACAAATATCGAAGGACATTGCGATTCAATATGATGCACTACGTTTGTTCACAGCATACGAATACCGGAGGCTGCGCCAGTTACCGCACGATGGATCGAGAGCGCAAACAGTTTCACGAATTGCAAAAGAAGTGGGGCAGCGACATTGTTCGAGTCGATAATCAGGGCGGGCAGGTCAACCAGAAAAAGCGCACAACGTGGGACATCAACCCGGTCGTGCGGGTGCCTATCGCGGGTGTCTGAATGGCCGGTGCAGAAAGAAATGTTACTGCCAAGCAACTGGCATATCTGCTGAATGGAATCACCGAGAGGCGAGTACAGCAACTTGCGGCCGAGGGAATCGTCAAGAAGGAAGCACGAGGCCGTTACAACCTTGTCGAATCGGTGCGCGGATATTGTGCATTCATGCAAGACGTTGCTAGTGGAGCGCATGGCGAAACCGAATCGGCCTATGGCGATGCTCGAACGCAGAAAATGCGCGCTGACGCTGACAAATCGATCATGGAAGCGGCGCAACTTGCGGGAAATCTTATACCTGCTGATATTGTTGCGTACAGTTGGAATCACATGACTGGCGCATTTCGCGCTAAACTGCTGAACCTACCCAAGAAAACTGCGCCACTTGTCCAACATGAGAGCAGCTTCCGCAAATGTCAGACCGCTTTACAGTCGGCGGTACATGAATGTCTGGCAGAATTATCTGACTATCGACCTCCCGACAAACATTTCGGAAACCTTGAGCAGTTCATCACTGGCGCCACCTCCCACCTTAACGATCAGCCAGTGGGCCGAACAAAAAAGAAAACTGTCCAGCGAAAGCAGCGCGGAACCCGGTAGTTGGTCGAATGATCGTGCGCCGTATCAACGCGGCATCATGGATGCTTGTTGCGAAGAGGAAACGACTGACATCACCTGCATGACCAGTTCGCAGGTCGGTAAGACAGAAATAATAAATAACGTGCTCGGGTATCACATCGACCAAGACCCATGCCCGGTAATGGTCGTGCTGCCAACAATCGATATCGGTCGCGCATATTCAAAGGATCGGCTGGACCCAATGATTCGAGATTGCAAATCGCTGTCGCAAAAAGTCTCGACAGAAGGCTCCAGGAAAAAGGAAAACACCGTACTGCACAAGTCTTTTGTCGGTGGTCACGTTACGATCAGCGGTGCGAATAGTCCGGCCTCGCTGAGTTCGCGGCCTATCCGAATCGTGCTGTGCGACGAGGTGGATCGATACCCGTATTCTGCTGGCGAAGAGGGCGACCCGGAGGCACTTGCATTCAAGAGAACGCAGACCTTCTACAACAAAAAGCGCATCGACACATCGACACCAACCGTTAAAGGATTGAGCCGAATCGAGAACAGATACAAGGCAGGGAATATGCAGAAATACTTTGTGCCATGCCATGAATGCGGCCATTGTCAGGAGCTAAAATGGGCGCAGGTCATATTCAAAGACGCGGACAAAAAGCGGGTCGATCCGCACTATAAGTGCGAAAACTGCGCAGCACAGTGGTCTGAAATACAAAAGCGGAGGAACGTAGCCGATGCAGAGAACCATGATGGCGGTGGCTGGATTGCGACTAATTCAGATGGTGCAAGGGGCCATCAATCGTTTTGCATTTGGGAAATCTATTCGCCGTGGTCAACGATGTTCGAGATTGTCGAAGCCTTTTACGCGGCGAAGGAAAACCCGCTAAAGCTGCAAACCTTCGTCAACACCGTGCTTGCGGAATCGTGGGAGGAAACCGGCGAAACATTGTCGGGCAATAAATTATTCAATCGGCGCGAACGGTATCAAGCACAAGTGCCGGCAGAGGTACTTGTTCTGATTGCGGGAGTGGACATACAAAAAAGCTGGATCGAGGGCGAGGTCGCTGGATTCGGTCGTGGCGAGGAATGGTGGGGCATCGAGCATTTCAAGATCGTTGGCGACACCGAGGGCGACGACGTTTGGATTGAACTTGCGGAAAAGCTAGAGCAGACCTACCTGCATGAGTCCGGCCACACATTGAAAATTGCTTGCGCAGGGATCGACTCTGGACACCGCACAGGCACGGTGTATCGATTCTGCGAAGAGCGATCCCGGCGCAGAGTTTGGGCCATGAAAGGTCGGGGCGGTGAGGGAGTGCCAATTGCCAGCCCACCGAACAAAAAGAAAACAACTAGGCCGAATCGTCCTGTAGACCTTTACACGGTTGGAACCGATCAGGCTAAGAGCAGTATTTATTCGAGGCTCAAGCTGGGAAGGCCGGGACCGGGCTACTGCCATTTCCATATGGATTACCCCGAAGCGTTTTTCGAGGGCTTAACCGCGGAAAAAGCATTGACTGTTTACACAAAAGGCTTCCCGAAGGTGGTTTGGAAAAAGCCACCCGGCATTGCGAATGAGCCGTTGGACATTCGGGTTTACCAATTTGCTGCGCTGGCGATACTAAACCCCGTTTGGAGTGCGTTAGAGAAAAGGCTACAATCCGACCCACCACCCGCCGAGGATGCGGAACCTGTTGAACAACCGAAAAAGAGTAAGGCAAAAAAGAAACGACGCCGACGCTCTGGATTTGTTGGAGGCTTGAGCAAATGACCCTGACGGAACTTCCGCGACGCATCACGATTGGTGACACGGTTACGTGGGACGAAAGCCTGAGTGACTTCCCGGCTTCTGCCTCGTGGGTGCTGACTTACAATTTCACTTCGCCAGTTGAGCAGTTTGCTAGCACACACGCTGCTGTTGGTGACGATCACCGAGTCACCATCGACACGACCTCGCTCGATGTCGGTCGGTACCAGTACACAAAAAAGATCACGGATACCAGTGAGACATTCACGCTGGAAAGCGGCGAGATTGAGGTGCTGCCAGATTTATCGGCTGATACGACTGGCGTTGATCGTCGCGAATATGCAGAAATTGCTCTGGAAGCCATCGAAGCAATGCTCGCAGGGAAGGCGACGAAGGATCAGACAAGCTACTCGCTGAATGGTCGGGCGCTGTCTCGCTACTCGCCATCTGAATTGAACGAGTGGCGGGCTTCGCTGCGCGTGGAAGTGCGCGACATTCGTGCAAGGGCTCGTCGCGCATCGGGCGGGAAATCTCATGCCAACGTACACGTGAGGTTCAAAAGTGGAGCTGCTTAAAACGATCCGGCGGTTAGTGCCTTTTATCTCGCGCAAGAAAGTTCGCAAATATCTTGCCGCGCAAAACAGTCGGCTTCACATGGGCTGGATCACGCAACCATCGCTGATCGATGCAGATATCCGAGGTGGCCTTACTTCGTTGCGAGCAAGATCACGCGAGGAAGCACAGAACAATGGCTACTACAAAGGATTTTTGCGCGACCTCACCGAGAATGTCGTCGGGCATCAGGGCTTCCAGTTAATCAGCAAGCCGATGGACAGCGATACCGAAGTGGACCTCGAAGCCAAGAGCACCATCGAACGGCATTGGAAAATTTGGGGCTTGAGAGCTCAACGACCTGAACTGTCGGGCATGGCATTCAAGCAGTTTTGCAAGTTGTTGATTCGGTCAGTTGCACAGGACGGCGAAGTTTTCATTTGGGAACGTGCGGGATCGACTGTGAACCCATACCGATACTCGGTGCAGATCGTTGAGCCGGGTGCTATCGATGTCGAACTCGAAGAGCCTGAAACTGCCAACGGCACGACAATTAAAATGGGGATCGAGTTTGATCGCTCTCGCTTCCCTGTTGCCTACCATGTGCTTGCTTCTGAGCGCGATTTAGAATTTTTCATTCCGCCATCGACCGGACGCAGAACCATCCGAGTACCTAGTGACCAGATGATTCACATTTTCTTGCACGATGGCGTTTGGCAGAGTCGCGGAGTGCCGTGGATTCATCCTGCATTGATGCGCTTTAACCAGTTGAACAAATACGAGGAAGCCGAACTCGTTGCTGCTCGCGCTGGTGCAAGCAAGATGGGCTTTATCTCTGACGCAGAGGACGGT